AACTTATACTGGGCAGCCATTGAAAGCGCAGAAAGGAGCCAGCAAAATGCCAACACAGCAAGCGAGCAACAAGCGTAGAGGTGCAGCATTTGAGATTGAACTTGCTGACTGGTTAATGGAACAGGGTTTAAACGCACAGCGTTTGCCTCGAGCGGGGCGCAACGACATTGGTGATGTGTACCTACCAACTGAGAACGATGGCTATGTGATTGAAGCCAAGGCACCAAGGCGTGATGGTCGCATTGACCTGAGTGGTTGGTTGCGTGAGGCAGAACTCGAAGCAGATAACTATCGTATACAAAAAAGACTGGTGCTTGCACCATCACCATTGGTAATTATTAAAGCAAGCAACAAGGGAATTGGGGATGCGTATGTCGTACAGAGGCTCAGTCATGCACTCCCAAAACTCTAAGCATGACATCGTTAAAGTATTAGAACACTACGGATTCACTATCCCCACCAATCGTGGTGGTTGGGTGACTGTGCGGTGTGCCTTCCACAATGATAAAGTTAAGTCAGCGCGTTTAAACATTGAGAACGGCGGGTTCCGCTGCTTCGCATGTGACATGGCTGGAGATGTCTACTCACTTATTATGAAGAAAGAAGGAGTTACCTATGTCAAGGCTCTCGAAATCGCAGAGGGAATTACTGGCGAAAGCAACAGAGAACTACGAAAGAAACCTAGACGAGGTGGCTCCGTATCTGGAGAGTCGAGGTATAACCAAGGAGACAGCACTTATGTTCCGCCTCGGCTTCGTAAAGAATCCTGAGGCAGGACACGAACCTTACCAAGGTAAGTTGGCTATCCCATACCTGACACCATCAGGAGTAATTGACATACGCTTCCGCAGTTTAAACGCTGATAGCGGACCGAAGTATCTGTCCCGTCCTGGTGCAAGCACACACATTTTTAATGTTGCTGCATTGAATACTGATTCAGATGTGCTTGTCATTTGTGAAGGTGAGATTGACACCATGATTGCTACCCAAGTGGGGTTCTCAGCAGTCGGTTTGCCTGGGGCTAACAACTGGAAACCATTCTATACACGAGTCCTTGCGGACTGGGAAAAGATTATGTTGTTCTGCGATGGTGACAATGCTGGTAAGGAAATGGCTAAGACAATCACTCGTGAATTGGACAATGTGTTCCCAATCTTCATGCCTGATAACTGTGATGTGAACGATGTGTACCTCGCCGAGGGCGCAGAAGGACTACATAAACGAGCGGGTGTTTAAACAATGGCAAAGAACTCCAGTTTTGATTTAGACTTTGGGTATGGAAGAAAAGGCGAGCAGTTAGTAGATGAGTTATTAACTGGAGGAAGAACAGTAGAAGTAAAGCGTGACCGCAAGTGGTTCAAGACCAACAACTTATACATCGAAACTGAATGTTACTTTGTTAAGACAGAAGCGTGGGCACCAAGCGGATTGGGTGTAACAGAGGCATCATACTGGGCGTTTGTGTTACAGGAATCAACACTGATTGTACCCACTGATGTGCTTCGCTATGCAGTTAAAGAGTTTGGTAGAGAGATTAAGTGTGAGATACCCCCGAATCTTAGTAAGGGTTATCTCATAACAGTAGATGATTTGATGACAGCGACAAGGAAATACAAGGATGGATGAGCAAGATAAAGTTTGGGAAACTATCTACGGCACAGCGCGACAGGTTGCATCGCGTAGTAACCGCATACATCGTGGACTTGTAACCACTGATGATGTATACCAACACTTATCTTTATGGGCATTGGAACACTGGCACAAGATAGAAGAATGGGAATCGCAAGAGTCATTGAAGTTTAAACTGCGCCGTACTTTCTACAATGAAGCACAGAAGTATGTTGCACGAGAGCGCATGCACCACTCACGCACGCCTATGTCTGACAGTTTTTACTATACACATGAGGTGTTGCATGAACTATTGCGTGATGTGTGGGAGCATGAAGGTTGGACAGATACAGCAGACTTAAGCAATGAGTTTGTATCTAAGTCAAGCAAGCCAGCAGAAGGTGGCAATCGCATGGCGTTGCTATCTGATGTGGCGGCAGGGCTAAAGCGTTTAAACGATGCAGACCAGGCGCTGCTGCGGCTGAGGTATGCTGATGGTGGTATGGAGTTTGATGCTTTGGCTGAGGAATACCAAGCAACAGAGGAAGCCATACGCAAGCGTGTGAAGCGAGCGTTGACCAAGTTGCAAGATAGATTAGGTGGCGAAGCACCCGTATGGTACGGGCGTAGGCGCAACCGCACGAACGCAGAAGCACGAGCAGAGGTGGGAGATAACCAATGACCAAGAAGAACTTGATACGCATACTTGTATTGGTTGAGATAGTGTTAGTGATTGTAATGTTTGCAGTAGTTATGGAGTACAGATGATAATTGGACTGAGTGGATACGCACAATCAGGTAAGGATACAGTTGCAGAACTGTTGTGTTTAAACTATGGATACAAGCGCGTATCATTTGCTGACCCAATGCGTGAAGCACTGATGCGTTTGAATCCTATTGTTGGTCATGAACCTTTGGCACATTTTGTCAATGATTATGGATGGGATGTAGCCAAGAGCAACCCTGAGGTGCGCCGTTTGTTACAGGTGTTTGGCACTGAGGTTGGGCGTGAGATGTTTGGCGAAAACTTTTGGGTTGACCTTGCGTTTAAACAAGTGCAGCAAGAACGAGTAGTGTTCGCTGATGTGCGTTTTCCTAATGAAGCACAAGCAATTATTAAAAGAGGTGGGCAGGTGTGGCGTGTGCAACGCGAAGGACATAAGCCTGTCAACCTGCATACATCTGAGACTGCCATGGATAACTGGCGCTTTGATGATTTGATTCTTAACCATGGAAGCCTTGATGATTTAGCCGATGAAGTATTCATGTTGGCTAAGCAAAAAGAAATTAACTTGGCATAAAAGAAGAAGCACCGCGAGGGACTGGAACCTCAAGCGGTGCTTCTCTGTTGTAGCCTATCAGACTACGAACGAATAAGCGAATCGGTAAAGTTGTTTGGGTCTGTCATTGCCCAGCCCAGCATCCTACGAATTGTTGTTCTAGTATCAGGTGTTGTTCCACCCCATACCCCATACCTTTCATGAGCCAAGCCCCACTCTAAGCAAGCATCCTTGATAGGACAGTCCTTGCATAGGTTCTCGTAAAACTTTGTCTCAACTTTGGTGTACTGCACAACTTCAGGATAAAACATCTCTGTGTTTAAACCATTGCATGCACCTTGGCTCATCACTTCTCCGTTGTAGTTAAGTCGAAAGTATTTCAACCCTTCTATAACTTTTTGTTGCATGATTCTGTGGTACTTAGGTGTGCTCGATAGTTTGTTGAACGCACGATTCATTAGTACCAACCTCGAGATAGACTCGAGGCGTACGCCTTGCAGATGTTCCCTCCGTATTTGCGTTCGATGTATGCAAGCCCTGCATCCACCTGTGCATAGCCGTCAGTGGTTTGTGCATGACCAACAAGACCCCAAGTAACAGGCATTAACTGTGCAATACCTGCTGCTTTGCTGGTTTTGTTGATGGCTTCGGGTCGCCAGTTTGATTCGCGTGTCCACAAATCATGCAGGCATGACCACTGTTCAAGCCTGCCGTCTAGTGTTAGTTCCTCAATAGCGTAGCGTTGATAGTCGTTTGTGTAGTACGCAATTACCTGACCCGATAATGCTGACTGTTTAAACGGAATCACGGGGCGAGAATCGCGGGGGAATAATGCAATTGCGAATACGAATACGATAACTGTGATTAGCCACAGCCTAGCGCTAGGCGTTAGTCGGTTCATACTCTGCTTCAATCTTGTTCTTGTCAGCGCATACTTTCTTGATGAACGCGGTGATGTCCTGCGGTATGTCTGTGTCATTGCCTTCTCCATCATCCTTGCCCAGCACAATCATGTTGCCGAGCATCATTGGGTTGTTGCCGAACATGAAAGATAACGCGCTCGCCACTGTGTTCAGTGGTAGTCCGAGCAGGATACCTTCCTCATTTACATAGCCTGTCAGTACTTCATCTCCATAGTAGTCGTACATGTGTACGATTTCAATCAGTCCATTGACTGCATCTTGCATGTCCTTAAGCCCATTGAAATCCTTTTCTTCATAGGTTCCATCGGGGTACAGCACTACACCTTTAGGCATCTGTCCGTCTCCTTTGATTATGGTTTGCGTTACTTTTATTTGTGTTCTTTTAATGACTACTTTAGTTGGACTCATGTTTAAACTCACGACCGACTTCTAACTCTGCGCCAATCGTGTTAACAGCATCTGATAGAGCCTTAAAAAACTCTACCTTCTTGTCCTCACTGAGGTGTGCCACCATCTCGGATGTAACCTCTGCTTTCCATAGCGTTGTCATGAGTTCAATCCTTTCATCATTTGATTTAGTTCTGCGTAAGATAGTTTATCGTCAATGAATGGCACGCTGTCAAGAGTTTCTTTCTCTGTTAATCCAGCATGCTCGACCCATGATTTGTATGGGGTAGCACCCTTGTATAGTTTCATAAAGTCACACGCTGATAGGTATAACTTGTACTCGTTGTTGATAATGAGAGCGACATTCCATGTCTCATAGTTTGCCCAGCCTGAGTACTGCTTTGCTTTGGTGCTCATGTTTAAACACCTTTCCCTTCGAGTTCTTGAATCTGTCGCTTGAGATTAGCGATGCGTTCCGCCTTGCTTGGATGCACCCTGCCACCCATTTCAATCACGAGAGCACGATACTTTTCTGAGTACTCGTCATGATACTTGTGGCAGATAAACTTCTGTGCTTCCTTCTGTGCCTTCTGATGAATCCGTACCACTGCTGGGTCTTTCTCATGTACTCCCATTTACTTGCTCACCTTCTGTACTTCCTTCAAGATTTTAATTGTTCTGCGTAGGTTCTTGTTGTCATTACTGAGTGCATGGTTGCCCACGATTAGAGCAACTAGAGTGCCAGTCAATACGAATAACAGAATCACGATAGCGAATAAGTCTGTGCTTGTTAACATTTGAATCCAGTCCTAACTGTTTTGTGTAAGCATTGTTGCCTACAAAAAGAATCATCTCATACCCCATGCATGGGATGTCAAGTACATTTGCAAAAGATTTCTGAATTATTTTTTTGTTTAAACATAACCGCATCTATCTTTTAGTTTTACCTGCGGTAAAACCTACCCTACCACTGCTGTCAAGTACCCTGTTTAAACGCTGTACTATTAGCAGTCCCAGGTCCTGAGTGCTAACTGTTTAAACATGACTGCAGTTACCTGGTCCCCTTGGGTGTCAACTTTTTATCTGTTTAAACAGTGACTTGTCCACATCGGAAACACCCCTACCAATGTTTAAACAGTATGTCAACCCCAGATTCCAGGCAAAAAGAAAACCCCTGCCGAAGCAGGGGCTGTCTTTATCGGTGATGCTGGGGCATGCCATCCGAATCCTAGAATAAGTGTGAGTCGTAATAACTTGGGTGCTCACTCCATTCATCCTCATGTTTGGTTGATGTGTAGTCGCGCCAGTTGGATGAGTACAGGAAGGGAGAGCGGTAAGGCTTGAACTTTTGGTGCTCAATAATCTTTCCGTTCTTGACCTTGAAGTACTCGCCTTCATCTGCTGAGTATGACCAGTCTAAGTCTGAACCGAGCATGATGCCTGCGTTCTCGATTGTCTCCTCGGTTGAACCATAGACGAGCGAACCAGTCAAGGTCTGACCAATCCACAGTGGGCTGTTAGATACACGAGCAAGGTGCAAGGTGTCGCCTTGGTCTTGAGTAATCCATGCCAATGCAGCACTGCCTTGGATGCGTGTTAATACCTCGGCAGGATGTTGACCCTGAGTAAAGGCAAGCAATGCCGCGACTGCCTCTGAGTCTACTTGTCCAATGCGGTCAACCTTGAGTTGTTTAAACAGTTGGTCATCGTTGCTGATGTGTCCGTTGTGAGTGAGTACGATTTTGCCACGAGGAATTGGGTGGTTGTTATCGTTTACAGTTGGCGAACCTTGAGTTGCCCAGCGTGTATGCAGGATTGCGGTTGTCGCATCCTTGCATACATTCTGACCAGCCTTGGTTGCAATGAACTTAGAGGCTGAGATAGGTGCCTTAGTAATGGCACGCTTTCCCTCCTTGTTAATCCATGCCACACCAGTGGCGTGATAGCCACGATGTTCGATGTCGAGAAGCATCTGCGATGCTAACTCTGTTGTATTTACATGGTGCTTTGGGTTAAGGCAGAAGCCTGCGATTCCACACATTTATTTATTCTCCAGTCTGCTAGGTGTTGATGTGCTGATTGTATCACGACTGATGCGCGTTCCAATAACCTTGTTTAAACAGTCACTTGCAACGAGGTAATCCGCATCTGATTTGGAGTAAACCCCAGCGAACTTTCGTCCGCTTGGGTCTACACCCTCAACGATGTATAACAATTCGTTATTCATTGCCGAGCCAATACCATGCCCATGTTAGGGCGATGATTCCAATGATGAGAAACGAGCGACCATCGAAGATTGAGATGTCCATGTTTAAACACGCTCCTTCGTAGCCTCGCCACAGTCTTGGCATGACCAATAGATTCCGTCTTGGCTTGATGAGTAATCAACCCTCGCGCCACAGTCTCTGCATTTCATTTCCAGTCCTTTCGTTTAAACAGAGTCGAGTCTTTCCCGATTCTGCTTGTGCCTGCCGAGGGTAACGCTCCCTCGCTTGCCCACTTGGGGCAGGCTGTCGGCTTACGCCTGACCTTGGAGATTAAGCGCTCTGCGCTTGAGGAAGTCCGCTGTTCGTACATCGAGGTGCTCTTGGGATAATTCATCCAGCAGATTCTCGATGTTGTTTAAACGGATGTCGGTTCGAGAGTAAGTCGCTCCGAGTGTGTTGTGTGCTCGGCTGAAATCAACCAGCCCTGCGATGAACTCTGTCCATGCAACAGCCTTGCGACCATTCAAGGTGCCTTGGTGTAGGCGAACCTCGATTGTGCCATGGCGTTGGAATGATTCGAGATTGAGAGAGAAGTAGCGGTCACCGATGCCGATGTTTCCGCCTCGGATTTGCTCGGCTGTGGTGTGAGCCTCGGCAATGGTGCGAACCTTGCAGAAACGATTGTTTAAACGGCTTGGGGCAACCAAGGTGCCGATTGTTTCATGCGCGGTGTGCCAGTTGATGTAGAAGTTGGCGAGTGTGTTTAAACGCTCGTTGTAACTATCTCCGAAACTATCGAAACCGATGTGAACATGGAAACCAGTTGAGCGGTCAACCGATGCACCAGCACCGAGAAGGAGGCGGGCAACAGTTGATGCCTCGTTTAAACGCTCATCGTTTAGGATTGGAGACACAACCTCCGCGCCTCGAACTGAGCCGTCATAAACAGCCGTCCAGTCGGTTGAAAGTCCATGAGGGCTTGCCTCGTGACAGTTGATGCCTCCCTGAGTGAGGGCGCGTGATGCTGTTGCAGGGGAAATCTGTGTGACCTCGAACTCGAGTCCGTATGTGAATTGTGACATTTTTACGCCTCCACTAGAGATTGGTTGCATGCAGGGCAGATTGGAGCGCCAAGATTCACGAGAGTTGAGCGAGAAACTCGGGCGATGTAGTTATCGTTTAAACAGGCAACCTTGATGAGGCGAGTTGATTGTTTTGGAGCCTCGGCTAACTCGATTTTTGCATGAGGGTATGAGCCGAGGTTTTGCAGAATTGGCTCGACCCATGAAGGCAGAGTCTCGAGAGGCTTAACAGTCGAGGCAACAGCGGAGCGCCAGTTTCCAGCCTGAGCGACCTTGAGCAGGGGCAAAACAAGGCGAGCCACAGCGGAGGCATCGTCAACAGTCGGAGACACGAAAATCTCGGCTGTAAAGTCGGCTGAGGCTGTTGGTGGCACGATTGAGGCACCGACTGCCTTGCGACCTGTTTTTGGTGGAAATCCGCAAGAGAGGCGGATTGCAGATTCCTCATCGCCACCGCCTGAAATTGTCGAGGCGATGTGAGGGCGAACAGCGATAGCAAGATTTGCCAGCCACTGCTCACGATTCGAAAGTGTCATTTGAAGCATCCAGTCTGTCGGGGGTTTTGCCGACATGGAGAAATTTAGGGCATCGTTTAAACCGATGTCAACAGATACAGCCAAAAAAGATAAAACCGCAGGTCGCTACGCATAAAACTTTTTTGCGACACGAGGCTTTTGGGGCTGGATTCGGGGGCAAAAACAGCCCTGAGCGAACAGCGAAAGTTTAAACAGTCGTAAGTTACTTGTCGGTAACATGCGTGAAGTCAGTGCTGTACACTACTTATTCGAGTTATACAGTATCGCGTATGTTGTGAAGTGTCGTTAAACAACTGACTTCAGCGATTTACTCGTGAGTAACTTATGGCGGTTGTTGAACTTTCAACTACTTATGCTGAGCCTGCATGCTGGGGGGGGAGCGCGATACATGGAAAGAGCGCGAGCCTATACAGAGTCAGTGCCTCAGCCTGCCCTAGCCCTGCCCTGTCCTAGCCAAGCAAGCAGGCATAGCCTTGCAAGCAGGTGCTTATCGTTTAAACATGCAAGCATTGCAGGTGGGTGAGTCATCACCCCAGGGTTATTAAACGGCTGGTATCGGTATCGGTATATCTCTACCTACATAAATTTGATAGTGGTGGGGGTCTGACCTGCACTTTTACCCTTAAGCAACAGTGTGATGTAAATCACACGCTATAAAGTGTCCAATAGTGTCCTTCTGGACACCTATAGTATATGTGAGAGGCGAAATAATCGGAGCCTCTCTGCTACACAACAGCGCCCTCCAGGGCGCACCCTAAATGAAGCCCTAACCTTCGGCTTCGTTTAGACTTCGCCTTCGGTTAGAGTCTGCCCCAAGACTCACCACAAATGGTCTTGGAGCATGCTATGGAAAGAAAGCGCACTACCACTGCTTCGCATAAAAGCGATGCCATCAAAAAGCAAGTGATTGACTTTTTAATGCAGGGGTACTCCGTCCAAAAGGCAATGGATGCGGTAGGTAGGAGTGTTAAGACATACGAATATTATCGTAAGACTGACGAACAATTCGCTACCGCCATTGACAAAATACGCTCAATGACGGCAAGAGGTGAGGTCGGCTCGCCACGAGGGGAAGTACCACCCTTCCCAGAGTTTTCATCCAAGTACTTGGGGGTAGATGTTTTTCCCCATCAAAAGCACTGGATTGATTTATTAGAGGGTCGAGAACCTGAGGACTTACATCCTTCCATCTCCTATGAACCTGGGTCAACTGACCTTCTCATAGTCAATACCCCTCCAGAACACGCAAAGTCTACGACCATTACAGTCAACTATGCGGTATATCGGATTTGCCAGAACCCTAATATCAGAATCATGATTGTGTCTAAGACACAGGCTATGGCACAGAAATTCCTGCTTTCTATCAAGAATCGTCTAACCCATCCTCGTTATCAGGATTTACAACTAACCTTTGGTCCGCCAGGGGGATATGAAAAAAATTCCGATTCGTGGAAGCAGGACCTAATTTACCTATCCTCCGAGTCTCGTGACTCTGGAGAAAAAGACCCTACAGTTCAGGCTGTGGGTATTCGTGGTCATATCTATGGTGCTCGTGCTGACTTAATCATCATGGACGACTGTGTTGACCACACCAACGCCCATGAGTACGAGAAGCAGATTGACTGGATTCAATCCGAAGTTATGTCTCGTATTGACAATGACGGCGGACGACTACTGGTTGTAGGTACAAGACTACGCCCACGAGATTTATACTCTGAATTGCGTGACCCTATGCGCTACCCAGACGAGACATCCCCTTGGACATACTTTGCCCAACCTGCCGTATTGGAGTTTGCCGAAGATGCGAAAGACTGGGTTACGCTCTGGGCTAAGACCAACATGCCTCCTGTATCTGGCAATGGTGTACCTGATGAGAACGGACTCTACGACAAGTGGACAGGTCCAGCACTGCATAAAAAGCGCAGTCGCATGTCCCCAAACTTGTGGGCTATGGTCTACCAACAGCAACAGGTTCACGAAGATTCTGCTTTCCCATCGGATGCTATCAAAGGCGTTATTAACGGCGCTCGCAATATCGGCATTATCCCGAAGGGCAAGCATGGCAATAGACCTAACGGCATGGATGGTCTTATTGTGGTTGCTGGTCTTGACCCCGCTGGCTCTGGTTATACCGCCGCTGTGGTTCTTGGCTTGGACATTTCTACGCAGAAGCGTTACCTGCTGGATGTCTCCAATGTTGCGGGGATGAAACCTGACGACATTCGTAACCTCATCAAAGAGTGGACAGTCAAATATAAAGTTTCTGAGTGGCGTGTTGAGAAGAACGCTTTTCAGACAATGCTTACGCAAGATAGAGAAGTTCGAGAGTTCTTAACTCAGAATGGCTCAGTCCTTCGAGAGCACCACACAGGACAAAACAAGTGGGACACAGACTTTGGTGTGGCATCACTAACAACATTATTTTATGGTTGGGATGAAGATAAGGCTCTTATTGAGTTTCCTTCAACTCATTCATCAGAGGGTCTTAAGGCGCTCATTGAACAACTCGTGACATGGTATCCAGATTCACCCAAGTCACAAAAGACAGATACCGTCATGGCTCTATGGTTCGCAGAACTTGGTTGCCGTGACCGCTTAACAAATGCTTCTGTCTTTGCAAGAAACCATAACAGCATGAGTATGTTCCATACCCGCTATGACAACTCACGACAATACACCGTCAATCTTGACGAACTATACGCATAGAACAGGAGGCGAATGTGGCTATATCTTTAGACGAAATTAAAGATAACTATGACCGCTACCGCCAGCAATTCGCCGAGCGAGACAGCCGTATGGAAGCCGTACTGCTTGTCCGCAAGGGTCGCATGCGTGATGTTTACCCAGACCTTTTCCCCGATGGTCCATTTGAAAATCCAATCGTGGCAAATATGGTTGACATTGCAGCCCGAGACTTGTCGGAAGTTATTGCTCCACTACCAGCATTTAACTGCAACTCACCTACAATGGTGTCAGAAACTTCTCGCAAGAAGGCTGATAAGCGTGAAGAAATTGTTAACTCTTATGTTGACTTTTCTGACTTATCTACACAGATGTTTACAGCGGCAGACCGCTATGTATCCTATGGCTTCGTACCTGCACAAGTAGAGTACGACATGGAAGCGCAGATGCCACGCATCCGCTTCTTAGAATCAGTTGGCTCATACCCAATCATTGACCGCTTTGGCAATGTAACTGCTCTATACCAGCGCATCATGAAGCCAGTATCTGAGTTAATCGCACTTTATCCTGAGTACGCACACTTGCTGTACGACAAGGATGAGCACAACTCAATGTCATCTATGTTGGAAATTGTTCGTTACCACGACAAAGACCAAGATGTTTTGTTTGTACCTACACGCAATAACATCGTTATTGACCGTGCAAGAAACCCTATTGGCGAATGTATGGTTCGCGTTGTTATGCGCCCATCACTTGACTCACAGGCTCGTGGTCAATTCGATGATGTACTGCCAATCCAAGTAGCAAAGGCACGCTATGCACTTCTCTCACTTGAAGCAGCGACTAAGGCTGTTCAAGCACCAATGGTCGCACCTCGAGATGTATCAGATATTGCTCTTGGACCAGATGCTATTATCCGCACAGAACGACCTCAAGATGTTCGAAGAATCCCACTTGAGATACCAGCAGGTGCTTTTGCACAGCAGCAGGTTCTTGAAGGAGAGTTGCGTTTAGGCTCTCGCTATCCTGAATCTCGTACAGGTAACATTGATGCTTCAATCGTTACAGGTCGTGGCGTTCAAGCCCTTATGGGTGGATTTGATACACAGATTAAAACAGCACATGCAATGTTTGCTCGTGCTTTCGTAGAACTCATGAGCCTTGCACTCAAGGTAGATGAGCAAGTATTTGGAGATGTTGAGAAGAACCTTCGTGGTACTCGCAATGGAACTCCTTACAACATTAAGTACAAGCCAAAGAAGGACATTGATGGTGACTACACCGTAGATGTTCAGTATGGCTTGATGGCAGGACTTGACCCTAACCGCGCATTGGTATTTGGTCTACAGGCTCGCGGTGATAAGTTGATTTCACGCGACTTCCTACGCCGTCAAATGCCTTTTTCTTTCAATGCAACACAAGAAGAAGAAAAGGTTGACACCGAAGAACTACGCGATGCAATGAAGCAAGCGATTGCTTCTTACGCACAGGCTATTCCAGCCCTTGCTTCTCAAGGTCAAGACCCATCTGACATTCTTTACAAACTTTCTTCCGTCATCAACGCACGCCAGAGAGGGACTTCAATCGAAGTTGCGGTTTCTGATGCGTTTAAACCACAGAATCCCCCACCTGGCGCGATGACCCCTGAGGGTATCGTAAGTCCTGACATGATTGGGCAGCCAGGAGCGGTCCCGCCAGGTGAGGGCGAACTTCCTATGGGCATGTCAGCCACTGGTCGTATGCAAGGCGTAGCACCAGGACAGGTCGCTCCAGGCGGTCGTCCAGATGTGCAATCTCTTTTAGCAGGATTGACAGCGAGAGGCGAACCTAATCTACAGGCTTCTCTCCAAAGACGAGTACCAGTATAAAGGGGGTGAAAAAATGAAGAAAGCAACAGCAAAGAAAGCAACAGGCAAGAAGCCAGCAAATCAAGGTACAGCGGGTAAGCCTAACTACCAGAAGCCTATGAAGTCATCTGTTAAGAAGATGTCTAATAAGTCAGGTATGTTGTACACAACAAAGCAGCCAGGTGGCACACGCGGTAAGTAATTCTTAATCCTGAGCACGATTTTAAACTGCTCAACTAATTTTAAAAGACTGAACTTAATTGTGAGGGAACTATGGCACTGCCAAAAAATCAGAACTTTGAGGTATCCGCAACAGGCGGAGCGGGAACGAATGGTCAACCAGCACGCTATGCAGCAGGCATAGACGGCGCACAGGATTTTTACGACCTACAAACTGCAGCCCAGATGAGTGGCTCAAACCCAGCGTTCTCTGCAGTTCCTTCACCATCAGGACAGCGCCCATTCCGAGGCGATAGTGCAGCACCACTTGTTCCACTAGGCGCACCTACTCAACGCCCTGAGGAAGATGTTCGCACTGGTGGAAGCATGGCTACAGACACAATGTATGCCACAGATTCAATGGCAAACTCAGAAGATGCAGACCGTATGCGTGCGGCATTACCGTACCTTTCTACGCTTGCAGAGTTACCACAGACATCAAATAATTTCCGCAACTATGTACGATACCTAAAGAGTGTACTTTGAGTTGGAGTGACACCCTTGGCAATTTTGCCAAAAAACTTCAAGGTAACGGATTTGCCAACGATATAGGCTTACCGACTTTAATGTTTGACCTTGCTTCTGTGTCATCTAATGACAAGAACTGGGTTGGAGATGCATTCAATCTTGCTGGCGATACATTCCGCTCAAGCGTATTGGCTGCATCTTTTCCAATTCGTAAAGCAGCAGGGTTTACAATTCAAAAGGCTTTACTTCCAGCAGCGCAGTTGTCATACGAAACTGGTGGTCGTTACCTTCGTGAGCCATTATCGGCAGCATTAACAACACTTGCAACTGGTGATGTAAAGAAGTCATGGGAAAACCGTGATGAGATTTCTCCAGGACAAGCACTTGCTTATTTACAGTCACGCTTTCCTGTAACAGGTAATGCAGTAATGGGATTTGATGAAGGTTTTGACATCTTCAATCCTAATGACCGAAAAGACTTTGAAACAGACTGGAATCTTCGCACTATCACTGGTGCTTACGATACATTCTTTACAACAGTAACTGACCCACTAGGCAAGATTGGCAAGGCTGCAGGTCTTGCTCGTAAGGCTTTGGTTACACGCCCAATGGGTGCTGTTGATGCTAACGCTTCAACTTTGGCTCGTGACTTCTTTATGCCAAAGTCTATCCGTAAGACAACGATTGTTTCTCCAGAAACTCTTGCTCGTACAATTAACGAAGGTCGTGAAGAAGGCGGAGAGATTTACAATACGCTTTCGTGGTTTGCTAAGAGCGACCAAGTAGCGCTACGCAGTCACCCTACTATTGCACTTTCCAATGATGCAGATACTCTATCATACCTACTAGGTGAAGCAAAGACTGTAGATGATGCAGCAGATGTATTGATGGCTACAGCACTTAAAGACAAAGAAGCAATGGCTCGACTTGTAGCCAAGCGTAAAGACTTAGCCTTTGTCATGGATAAGATTAAAGATACATCTACAACAGAACTTAATATGTTGGACAATATTCCAACTAACGGCATTGTTGATGACCTTAATAAGTTAGATTCAGCAGATGCTCTTGTTAAAACTCTTGATGAAGATGTTTACTTCCGCTATCTAACAACCCTTAATGACAAGGGTGCAGATTTAACTAAGCGTACTTTTGGTTCATCACCATTTGAAAAGATGGCTATTAACCGAGCAGAGCGGCGTGCAGCAGGCATCCGTGGCAAGGTTGATGATATTGATTCACCAACAAGTTTCCCCACAGTAGGTTACTTTCAACCAACCAAGTATCACCCGCTAGTTGCGGTTGTTAACTTTGGTGTGAAAAAGGTGGGCGATGCTTTCCAGGAAAAGCCAGCAGGATATATTAACCTTAACGACTCTGATTCGTATAACGAAATTGCGGCATTTGGCAATCTTCTTCGCCGTGTTGTTGGAGAAGAAGCAAACCCAATTATCCAAAGACATTTAAACGATTACATCCAGTCAGGTGGCACACCAGAACTTCGTGCTCGTGTAGTTGAGTCATTTGAAGATTTAGCAATTACATCTATCAACCGCAAACTCGGTATTTCCGATGAAGCGGGCGCACAAATCTGGGGAGCATACAAGTCTCGCCGTGAGACTGCACGCTCTATGATTAAGGACCGCAAGTTCTTAATGACTAATGATGATGTTATTCTTAAGATTCCTTACCTAGAACGCCAAGGCGCTAACGCTTTGCCAATGGTTGACTTGGAAAACTACGAGCGTGTTCTTATGAAGAACAAGGGACTACTCAAGGCGCTAGAAGGTGGCTTTGATGTTGTAGACCCAGACTCATGGCGTTATACCACTGGCATTATGAATGACATGTGGAAGGCATCAGTTCTTCTACGCCTTGGTTACACAGTAAGAAATGTGTCCGAAGGTGCATTGTCTATTATGGCTAAAGGCTACGGCTTAATGGCTCTAGGTGACTTAAACCGCGAAGGCTTTGATGCTTGGTACTCAAACCGCGTACGCGACATTGAGCGCATCACTGACCGCCGTTTAGTATCACAAGGCGCTCGTGAAGATTCTATTCAACTGCGCCGTTTATTTGCTGAAAAGCAATATGAGTTCGGTGCTGCTGACCGCATGTACAACGAGTTACTTGCATACTTGCCAGCAGCAGAGCGTGCGTTCCTTAACGGCAAGTTAGATGAGGGACAACTCAAAGAAATCATTGATGTGTTCCAGTATGCAACTGGTGAGTACCTTTACCACGGAACACCTACTGTTATCAATGGTTTAGACAACACTCGTCCATTTGCGATGAGCCTGTCACAAGACATTGCTAACCGCTATGCTGATGCTGCAATGCCAACTATTTCAGCCTCTGAAATTTACAAGCGCAAGACTGGTCGCGCTTATGCAATGCCTAAGAATCTTCGTGACCGCGAAGGTGAATTACTTAAGGATAAGCGCAAGCCATCACTTGCAATGGAAACAGTCGCAGCAGACATGCGCGATGGATTTATCAACACAGTAAACAACGGCAATCAAGTTGAACTACTGAATCCTCAAAGCGGACAGTGGCGAACAGTTGACCCAAATACAGTTTCTCAGAAGATGCTTGTTGAAGGCACATTCCGTATCCGTAAGCCTGGCAATCAAGGCGCAGTCCTTGGTAACAAGGTTTATGGAGAGAGCATTGACCTTCGTTTATTCCAAGGCAACCGAGCCAAACTAGGTTTAAAAGACTACCCAGAATTGCAAAAGATTCTAGGTGTTGGCGAAACTGCTGGTTGGAAAACTCGTGCAGCATGGGAAGGCAAAGAGGAACTACTCCTTGACTGGATGCGTGCTAACGGCGTAGGCAAGTTATTACTTCCTGATACTAAGGCTAACGGCAACGCTACAGTTCTTGTAGACCCAGAGATGGTAGAAGCCTTTGGTGAACAGCCTGCTGTCTTGCTTGCTGAAAGGCGTTTAAACGCAATTAAGAACCAGCAGCAATTACTTTCTGATGAATCTCGTGTGGCTAAACTAATCGAGGACACCATCAAGAATGGTGGCGCAACAGTTTCATTTACTGGCGATGTTCCTACGACAGGATTCTCTGTTGCTATCCGTGGTGCTACACATACATTCTCAGTAGAAGATGCACGCAATAATCCTCAAGCATGGATTGATTCTATGGCTGCACACTTTGAGAAGAACCTTGAGAAGTTTGGAACAGCAGACCACTTTGGTACTTGGGTAGAAGATATTGATGGCGTGCCACATATCTGGGCTGACCCTACGAATGTTATTGTAGACAGAGCAAAGGCTGCTAAACTAGGACTTGAAAGAAACCAAGTTGAAGTTGCTGACCTTGCCGCCATTCAAAAGGGCGACTGGGATAATGCAATGATTAACACTAAGGGTACAGGAGATAAAAATGCCAGCGCAGAATTTGCATTGGGTCAAGGCACCCAAGCCCGTGTCGGAAATGTCCCAGGAGGAGCGCAAGGCGTTCGCCGAGTTATTGGCACGGAGGGCTTTGGAAAACGCATTGATGAACTCGAAGCCATCCTCAGTACAAGAAAGTATCCAACAGACGGGCTTGTAGCCCTTGTTCGTGAGTTTGCCGATGGGCAGGCTGCAGCAAAGCGTGACATGAATGGTTTGCTTAGCAGACTTGATGCACGCCTTGTAGAAGAAAGTCGCATTGCTGCACCTCGCCAGATTCAAGGCACAGGTCGCCGTACAGAAAGACTTTATGATGGCAGCATGGTTGAATATGATGATGCATATCGCGGTGAAGGTGGAGCAATCCTACTGTCTCAAACTGACAATGCTCAAACCTATCGCAATTTTGTAGACCACCCATCGCAGTTGTTCGCAGCAGAACACTCAAACTTTACCGAGGCTCGCCTCACAGCAAAAATGCCTGAGTACTACACAGGTTATGCTAACCAACTGAACTCATTCTTCCGCTCACCCGATGGTCGTATTGACCCAATCGTTGAAATGTTCCTTAATGGTATGAAGCCAGAGCAGGCTGTTGCATGGTTACGCAAGCCAGAGAATGTTGCTTATGCTCGTAAGTTTAACATTGATGTTCCTGGTATCAAGGTAATGTCAGAGCGTTTAAATGTATCTATGGATGCAGAAGATTTTGTTGGTGACTTGTACAGCGCCTACC